CATTTGCAATACCAATGTTTCCTGTCACGGTGTTGTTATCTCCAATCACATTTCCAATGCCATAGGTCATGACAACACTTCCACATCTGCGTAACTATTCTTTGCGTCTGCTAGGAATATGCCTTTGTGCATAGCGTTGTCTATGGCTTCCTGTTCGCTGTCTGCTTCAATGTCAAAAACAGTAACAAGTTCCTCAATGTATGAAATACGGTATGTCATGCTCATGCGTCAATCCACTCTAAGTCAATGTTGTATAGGTACACCACATGTCCTTCAGGTGCGTAGAACTTTACATATGCACCTGAAAAGTCGTCCTCAAAAGCCTCATTGACACTTCCAATGTATTTGAGTTTGGACAAATCATCTTGCCCATAGAATTGGTTTGTATTGACAGACGGAATAAACAAGCCCTCTGCAATAAGGTCAGGACGGATTACATATGTCATTACTCATCGTCCATTTCAAGTTCTTTAGGTAGTTCAACAAGTTCATATACAACTTGCTGTAATACCTCGTTACCCAATTCAACAACTCGCTCGTGAACATAACCGTTCACTTCGTCAAGCGCTTCGTTGGCTTCCTGCTCTGTGTAATGTGGGAACATGGCTTGAACATCGTGCCACGACCATTTGACAATAATTTCGTTAGACATTAGAACTCTCCTTGTCCTGTGATGTCGTAATTGAGGTATTCCCACACCTGTTGATTTACGCTGTCATAACCACCATTGGCATCAAACACTTCAACAGCCCTCAACCACTCTTGTGAGTCTGCTGATAGTGGTTCGTCAAGGCTGTCACCAGTAGCAAACAGGTTTGCTTCCCACCATGAGATTGCGATTTCCTCATCAGAGTTGAGTTCTTGTAGTAACTCAATGGCTTTGCTTACTTTCATATAACGCTCCTTTTGCGTGTGTCCTATAGATAGTTTAGTTTGTGCCCAATACTGGGGTCAAGCGACAGTCGTCACTAGAAGTGGAAGTCCCACACAACGGCATATTGTTGTGCTGGGTTGTCTGCACAACGCTTACGAAATGCTTCTAATTTGCTTGTGTACTCAACTGTGTCGTAAATCTGTTTGTCAGGGTTATAGATATCACTAACTAATTCCAATGCCCTAGTTGCCCTGTATAACTCAAGACCGTACTTATCGTTCTCGTGCATAAGAATAATTTCAGAGATAGTCAAGTTAGCAACCTCTGACAGATAGCGCTCTTTGGTTGCTTGAATAGTCTCTTGGAACTCTTGCAAGTGCTTGTCAAACAGTTCAGCGTTCTCTGCGTAGCAAACGGTATCTTTACCGTCAAACATACCTTCCCAGCGTCCACCAACTTCTGACCAATCAGACCAATCGCATGGTGATGAATACTCACCTTGATTGACCCACAAGTTCGCCATAGTTACTGCGTCCTCGTGGCTCTCTGCTTCTACTAATAACATGTGTGGTATGTGCATAACTTCTCCTTTTGTTGTCCTAGTTTTATTTTATTTGGTAAGTAGTTTCCTACCAAGTTTCTTTCGCTCGTGTTCGGAAGTACCACCCCAAATGCCTTTACAGTTGTTGTCTAGGGCATACCGTAGACAACTAACCCGTACTGGACACTTCTTGCAGTAGTCCTTCTTTATTTTATTTGCCAACCTTGTTTGACCTGCCTGTACGAAAAATGTATTTGGGTCTAAGCCCCTACAGGCGCTTTTATTGCGCCATGTAGGTGGCTCGGACAACACTTCGTAACTGTCATACTTGTCCAATGGCTCGTAGTTGAGTTCAACTTCTGCCATTGTTATGCGAGTACCAAGTCTTTTGCGATACGCATTACTTCTGCGTGTGCAGTCTCTACCTTTCCAGTAACCATGTTCATCATGTTGCGCTCAACACGGTTGCTGTCTTTGCCTGACACATGCTGTGCATAGGTGGAGAACGCTTGACTTACGCCCAACAAACTGCCCGCCCATTGGCTCACACGCTCATCGTTTTTATACAACCAGCGCAACTGCTCTTGCTTGTTCTCTGCTTTAGAGATTGACTGCTGGCGTACTTCACCCTCTGCGCCGATAGGCACAATACGATTGACAATGGCGTTCCACTCTGCGTCAGATACTTTGGTGTTTGCCAATGCAGTTACTTCGGCAACAACATTTGCTGTGCTGGATTGCAAGATACCCAATGCTTCCCTCGCACGACTAATGCGTGACTCGCTGTTCTTGCTGTGGCGTGTACGGAAGGTTGGTGTGTCCTCGCTCATCGCTGTCATGTGCGTGTTATCGCACACTACAAAAGTTTGTACTAACTTATGTGTCGTTGCGATACTTCCGTTGTGGCTTGTTGTTGCCAACAACTTTGGACGGACATCAAATCCTTCCAATACAGTCACACTTTCAGGTGACTCAATAGACACCCAAGCGATAGCGCCACCTTTCAAGAGACCTGCACTACCAATCTGCAAATCATCGTCCAGCATGTTTGCTGTGTCCTCTAATAGCCACTTGTCAAACTGGTGTGGCTTGTAAGAGTCCTTGAATACTCCCAATACATCTCCGTTGTCAGAACGGACGATTGCTTTACGGTCTGCAATCAACTTCTGCTCACCCATGAGTTGTACGAAAATTGGTGCTTCCTCTGCTTGCCAACTGAATAGACGGCGAATGACATCTGCTACTGGGATAGCACCTGTGTAATGGTTTGGCTCTGCGCCTTGCTTATCCTCTTTGTAGTGCCATGCGTAGCCTAGTTTGTCAGTAAAGCCCACTAGGATTTGAGTGTTGTACCACTCGCTGGTTTCCATGCCCATGTCTTACTCCTTTTGTTAGTTTTATGTTTGGTGATTACTACTTTAGTACTTCTGTACTGCTGGGGTCAAGTGACAGGTGTCACCTGCGCTGTTGTTGTTTTATCCATAGCGCACCTGTGTAAAGGGTCAGGGCAATAAGCGCACCTGCGCCCATGTACCTAAATCCCTGTGCGTATCCGTTGTGGACATTTAGCATGGTGATAAGCATGCCAAACAAGATAAACATGTATGCCTTGAACAATACGGTGAACATTTATACTCCCTCTATCATTTCTTTTATTACAAGTGCTGTCACGCTTCCAGCGTCAGCGTTTAGGGTCTCTGCCCACCCGTCCAATACTGCGCTCGTGACTTCTGCTTTACTGTTTAGGATTTTCCAAATGCGTGAGTCAATCGTGGGACGCTCTGTGTCTACTGCCGTCATGACCCACGCTACGACTGGCTTCTTTTGTCCGTAGCGATACACACGGTCAATGGCTTGTTGTAGTTCTGCTGGCGACCAGCACATCTCTGCAAGCACAACATGACTACATGTATCTGCCAAGTTCAAGCCTTGTCCTGCGCTGATGTACTGACCGATGAGTAGTTTTGTTTTACCACTCGTGAACTTCTGTACGGCGCTGTCTTTGGCTTCGGCAGTCATGCCACCCTTGACCATTACTGGGTTATGTTCAGCGAGTTTGTCACGGTATTCCTGCAATACCTTTGTGTGCCAACCAAACAGTACGACTGACTCACCCTCTGCAAGTAGTGACTCAACATGCTCAACTACTGCACTAACTTTGGCTTCACCAAGTATTTCACGCAACTTAGTCATGCGAGTAATCACTTGTGCTTTGCTTGCTCGTTCCCAAGCCTTTACGCCGTACTCCATAAGTATCCAAGCCAAGAAGTCGTCCTCTGCTTTGCGATACACAGACATCGCAGACGCAGACAATTCAAGGTCAATGTTGGCAACACGCTTTGGTGGCAAGTCTTTCAGCACATTTTCTTTTGTGCGCCGTACCATGCAAGTGCCACGCAGAGTGCGATTGAGTTCCATGATGTTGGTAGCGCCTCGTGCAGAAGGGTAGTTACCCACTATTTGGTAATCGCAATAGCGCACTAGAAACTCTTTACGACTAGTGAACACGCTGTCCAAGCGTCCAATGATTTTCAATGGACTAACTAATTCACTAGGACGATTAGGTGTAATAGTTCCTGACATGAGAGCAATA